GTTTTAGTGAATGGTGTTAAACTTTTTAGTTTAACCGCATCAACCCATGGACTGGGCAAATTATTATAAGCCCTCTTTAAAGAATCCTTTAAAGGAGTGTCCATGAAGAAAAACAAGTTTTGGAGGTACATTCCACCAATTCTTGTCATCATGTGTCCTGTAGGAGAAATCCTGAAACCACTGAGAACAATAGTTTCAGTGATTGTTTCTAGAAACTCCTTAGGACCATGTGCAAAATGATCATCACCACCAGAGTGGAAGAAAAGATCATTTTCAAATTCAACTAATAAATTATCAAATGTATTAGTGAATCTATCATATGCTACTTGACGAAGGCAACACATGTATATGGTAAGTAATGACTTAGTCATTTGCTCGCCCATTAACATGCCTCTTTTGAGGATCCTTGTCTCTCCGTTGTATTCAACGGATCTGTAGCAAAATATGAGGTCGAAGAGTTCCGATAGGAACCCTTCGATCTTAATGCCTAACCCCTCTATAAAAGAGGTGAGCAATTTTCTGGCTAGATCCTTTGGGAAATAGTCAGTGCAAGCTTTCATATCAGAAAAAAGAAAATATTTCATTTCCTTTATTCTGTAAAGCTTACAAAAGGCGTCCCAGGCAGGACTTGAGCGCCATAGCGCTGGAGACTGATCTGGGGAATGCCTTAATTTTGACTGTACAAAATGTCCAAAGGGACTAAGAAGTACAGAAACCCACCAGGGGGTCATAGTGATTACACGTGACTTTCCACCTGGTTCGGGACAAGCATGTACCCTACAGGGTATAGGCTTATCTTTATACTCACGCATTTTATTAAATGCAAAAGTATATACCTGCTTTGAAAAAGCTTTGTCTAAAAAGACTTCTCTATCGGGAAGCTCTACAAAGTCAGAAAAGACAGCAAGGGGATGTACCCCGAAGCTGCCTGGAGTAGGCTGCTGATATTCCCCTAAAAATGGGACAGCAGTTCTTGAACTCATTTTCTTCCGACGGAGGGGAATATATTCCCTAAAAGTTCTAAAAAGAACCTTCCATCGTTCATCTGAGTTAGTATAAGTAAATTCCTCTTCACCTATGAAGGGAGTTAGTTCTATTGAACCTTTACTTACAGTTTCAGAGAGCCAAGGGATTACATCATCCATCATCTCTCTAGCCTTTCCGCCCTGTTTAACAGAGTAAGAAAGGGAACCTGCGGAGTTCACACTAAAGTGTGACCATTCGTCAGATTTAAAAGACTCATTAAGGGAACAATATTCCCCTAAGTCTCTAGCACGAATAGAAAACCTATCAAAAATCTCTCGCGGAACATTATATTCCTGAGGAATTCGAAAGAATTCGTCGAGAGCTTTTTGAGCTACTGCCCCACTAGGGGTAGGTAAATTTCGTGAAGTTGAAAGAATCCAGTTTCTTTTGAAACAATTCCGACAACAATCCACATTTCTAAAAGAAATGAGGGGAAGCAATCTTTTAAAGATATTATCGGAAGATAATTCCGGATAAACATCTACGATTGCTTTTGACGTTTTTACTCTTATCAACATAGATAATTGCTTCCAAAAGGAAACAAGTTGATGAGAATTAAACGCGCCAACACTGAAAAACTTTCTACAGATAGATTTCAGTAACTGTCTCTCAGAAGAGTACTTCTGAAGCCAAGAAGGATAAGAAAATAGAATACAATCTATTATCGAATCCCATGCAGAACATATTCTGCCTATCTCTCCATTTGTCCTTTTGGATAAGATATGTGCCATCCTTTTGGATAGTCCCATATCCCTGGTAAACAGGATGAAGAGAATTCTCTGCCTTTTGCCTTCATTGAAGACTCCGGCAGCTGAGCCCTTTCCACGTCCAGGTTGGACATGTAAAAGGCTTCGTTGACCAAAGTTGTAATTTCCATCAGAGGTCAACGGAAGGAGGGTATGCCAAACTCGCGACTCACCACCAAGAGCATCCCTAGGGATGTCTCCTAAGATGGTGTGTTCGCAAATCTTACACA